GAATGGTACATTTTATTGAACATATTTTTTACATAAACTTGGATAAACGGACTGACCGTAAAGAACAGTTTACACAAGAAATGGAAAAGATGAATTGGAAAGCAGAGCGTTTTCCAGGATACTATTATGAGCCCCCCAAAGGTATTGTAGGTTGTACAAAATCACATTTAGAAGTATTGAAATTGGCAAAAGAACGGAAATATGGAAATGTATTGATATGTGAAGACGATTTGGAGTGGTTAGAAGAGAAAGAAGTTGTAAATGAAGAATTAGATAAACTGTTTCGAAACGATGTAGAGTTTGACGTATGTTTTTTAGCATATAATAATAAAACGGTCGACCGCGACTATACACCAAAATATGATTTTTTAGTAAAGACGTTGTATAGCACTACTGCAAGTTGTTATTTAGTAAATTATAACTATTATGATGTATTGATTGAACTATACGAAAGAGCATTACCGATATTAGATAGCACAATGCAGCACTGGATATACGCAAATGACCAAATATGGAAAACATTACAAGAGAAAGACAAGTGGTTTTGTTTTTCAAAACGATTAGCAAAACAGCGAGATGGTTTCAGTGATAATGCAAACCAAATAGTGTCATATGATTGTTAGGTATATCATAATGAACGAATGATTCATTATGATGGTATAGGTGTAATGATATACGTTACACTGCCAAAGGAACCGTTTTGCTCATGGGAGCACTATTGGTTGTATGAATAGGTGTAGTAGAAGAAACAGTAGGAGCAGGGACAGGAGAAGGGGTTTGTTGCGTAGCTAATTCGGCTACATCTTTTTGGATTTCCTCTTTTATTAGTTCAATGTTGGAATTATTGGACGAAGTGGATACACTGGTGTTTGATTCCAAGGAAGAAACACGTGCTTTCAATTCATTGTTTTCTTTACGCATATCTTTGATGGTAGTCATTAATTCACCAACCTTTTCTTGTAATAGTTTTGTAAAACGCTCCATTTGTTCTTTGTTTTGGATGAATTCTTTAATTTGGGTTTGTTGTGTTTTTATAATTTCAACCACTTGAACGTTATTGAGTTGGATGTCTTGACCATCTTTTTGCAATACAATTGGACCATTTTCCATTTGTTTTTTCTTGATTTCCTCAATTTGCTTAGCGCGGTTTGCCTCAATTTCTTTGATTTGTTCCAATACATCGGGTTTCATCTCTGGTTTTCCAAAGTCATATTGGTTCAATAACCCATCAATATCCTCCATAAAGAACTGTTTAATGGGTTTTTCGCGCTTTTGACGAATAAAGTTGTTAACGACTTTTCCGGATTCCTTGAAAAAACGTGGGTCTTGGTTTTGTTCGAACATTTTACGTTTATCAAAGGTGTTGTGTTCGTGAGAGAAAACCAAAATGGTTTTCAGTGGGTCTAATTGGACGAACGGAATGGTATAATCCTTCAAGAAAGCCCTTTCCTCTGCAATAGCGGCGTGGTCTTCGTACTTTGTTTGTAGTAAAAGTTCTTTCTTAAAAGCAAATGTGCCCGCGGTAGCGTGATTTGGTCCATACGGTCCGCATTGGATCATTTTATCCATACCCTTAAAATAAACATAAATTTCACTGGCACCGGCACATAAAGCTTGTGGGTTGTTAGTTAGCATATCAACTGCGTGTTCAACACGTTCGGGTGGATAATAGTCATCATCGTCCATATATACAATAATATCTCCACGGGCGTGGCTATGCATAATATTTCGCTTTTGTCCTAATGGCATCTTTTGGTCATATTCAAAATAACGTAGTGTACGAATATCGGAAGCTTGAAACAAATCCTTGACTTTATCGTTTCCATCATCAATAATAATCCATTCCATACGTACTTGGGGGTACGTTTGGTTCTTGTAGCACTGAATAATATTATTAATAAAAGGACGTCTATTAAAGGTGGGTGTACATATACTGACTAATGGTAGATGCTGGTAATTTTTCTTCTTTCCCATATAGATAATTATACAGAACAATTATTTATATTCTTTATGCGTCTTTTGTTTGTGGTGAAATAATCTCATTCACTTTATCTTGCATATGGTCCTTAAACTTCTGATCGTACATCAAAACAATATCGGATTTTTGTTTATCATAATCGCGTAGGAATATGTTGAAACCACTCTCATCATAGAATAGTTTTGTCATAGCAAATACACCAACCATAGCAACCCCCGCAACAATCATCATTGTATCTCGAATGCGACTCGTTTTGATAGTTGTAGAATATTCAATCATAGAAATAGCAAATAACAAAATAAACGCAATAATGTGAATGTATTTGTAAGAAGCAAATAAAAATGTTTGAAAGTAATACAAAATCATGGCAAAGAAGGATGGTTTTGGACACGTAGTTTCATAACTATTATAAGGTTGTTTAACCATATTGTATTCAAATTCAATATACGACAGGATTTTCTTGTAGAAAGCAAACGGTCCTTCTGGGTCCATTTTCAAAATAGGAGCAATCGAATAATAAAGAATAAAGCACGATAATACTAAACAGAAAATAATGGGAGCTACCAAGAAAACGTATAATAGTAAAGCTAATTGGATTAAAAAGACGAGAATAGGTCCTCCGATAACGTGAATATTACTTAAATTGGTCCAAAATTTCATAGCATCTTCGTCAGTGGCAGACGTAATACACGATAAAAAGTAAGCAATAAACAAAATGGTTTGTACGATTGACAAATATGGGTCAGACGGGTCCATTTGGAGACTTTTGGATACGACTGTAGCCAGAAAACGTGGGAGGTAATACACACCAACAATAGATATGAATAATAATAGTATATACCACAAGGTTAGAGGCAAATAAGATTCAACGTAAGAAGGCAGTTTTGTGGAAACATACATGAGTGTATCCGACCCCGCAAAAGGATAACGTAAAAACCAGTAGAGTAATCCATAGAACCCCTTCAATGCTCCGTGGCTATCTTTCACTTTTCTTGCAAATGAAGGTTCTCCATTATAAAAATCAGGTATCAATGTTTTATTTAATTCCATAATTTTTTGTTTTTCTTCTGCATTTGTATCTTCGTGAATAGGTGTTGGTAATCCAGCGGGATCCCTAAAAAACATAATCGCAAACCAATTCAATACAACAAACAATGCAATAAGAACAGCAAAGAACCAATAAATATATTTTTTAATAATATGGGTATCCTTAACTTCTTGTTTATTTTCTTGGTCTGTGCTTGCCATTAAAGATGCGAATTTATAAAAAAAGTCATCAATGGTATCTGAAATTTTGTCAAATCCAGCGGACAACGCTTTTCCAATCATAGAACATCCATTATCGCCCCCGCCTTCGTATATATCATCGGTTTTACTGGTATACATATCATCGCTTAAATTAGCATTGGGAGTGCTTTCAATCCCTTCGCGCAATGTGTTTTCATTTGGTTCATCTTGTAAAAAATCACTTGTAGGGGCGTCATCCTCATTGTTTGATTCAGTTTCACTATCGCTATCGCTATCGCTATCACTATCAACATCCTCTACAATAACATCACTCGGCGATGCGTCCAACACATCAACCAAAGGCTCAATATTTTGAATATTTATTATTTTCTTTTTGGGGGTTTTCACTTGTCGGATTTTATTCTTCATGCTTTCAACTTGAAAGTTAGTGCCGTCTTTGTTTCCTTTTCTAAATCCCCTCAGTTTCCATTTCTTTGTGTCATTTTTATCATAAGGGTTCATAATATAAGTGAGTATCTTATATTATGGGGATAATAAAATAGAGTTCGATTTGCGTATTTACTTGGCATACATCATACCTGCAACTCCCCCTACAAAGGAAATAACATTATATCGTTCTTCCATCAGGGTCATATTGTAATTGTAATCATACAATCTCCAGTTTGCTTTACGAACACCCACCGGATTCCCATCTACATCACAAATCAAGTCAAAACTCGAATTTATGTCATCAACAGGTGGAACATATGTATTCAGTTCTAATTCGATTGTTTTGAAGCGACTTAGGTTAATTGCTCCTGATGGTTGATACTCGGACAAGTGCGAATTCAAACAGAAGTTATAACAATACAAGCCTTCTTTTGCGTTTCCTTTGGTGCGAGAGTATTTTTCAATATAATCATATACGCCGTGGGTTAAAAGGTTTTCACGATAATCTCCATCTAAAACAATCCCGAGGGTCTCTAAAATGTGTTTTCGGTTTTGGACATTGAAGTTTCCTGTAAATGAAAAACCGGTTCGTACAGTATTACTCGGATGAACGTTTGGAAAATTTCCTGTTTCATCATCATCATTGGTGTATATTTCTGTATTTTGCGGTAATGTTCGATAGGGCCAGTTGGTATAATTGTTCCATTCATTACGTAAATTACAGTCATTTCGTTGGAAATAAAACATCCAACTGGCAACCATACCACTTGAATCGACTTTAATTTTTTTCGCACCCGTAATATTTTCAAAGTTATATTCGTGAATATCTTTTATTAAATATACGTGGTCTTCCCGAGCAAATTTGGTAGCTTCTTCTTTTGATAAAAAGCAATACGTGGATAGTAAATGGACGTCTGCATTCCAAGTGGTCGTTTGATTTGTATAATTCGAAGATGTTAAATCAAATGCGGGGGGTGTTTGTAAATACCGATACATTTGATAACGGTTCTCATTAAAATCGGGTTTTACATAGGGGAAATTGTTTCGGTAATCAAAGACATCACGTACTTGAAATAAATCCCGAATAGGTCTCAATGTGACATTAATACGTACTTCATTGTATTGTAATGCAATAAGTGGAAGAGCACACCCAGGATTCATTGTAAACCAAGCACCTAATGGAATATAGATGTTGCGGCCACGAATAGAAGGCTCTGCACCGACAGTGTTTGATGTATACAAAGCATTTGGGTATGTATTAATACGGTTGTTGGAGTTAGCGGGGTCTTTTAATTCAGAAACATTTCCAGTCATTTCATTGAATAAATTCCTTTTTTCTTCACTAAAGTCGCGTTCTACAACAGACGCAATATAGTTTCCAGTGTATTTTTGTAGGCTCATATTACCTGAAGTAATCTCAACTTCTTGAACCATCATAGCACCAATATTATCAATCCAACGAAACTCATACGGAGCCCATTCACCTGCTGTTCCATCTTTATTATCAAATACAGGATGGTGAATAGGACTATAAATATCGGGTAATGTAACCACAATATATGTATCCATTAATAATTCAGCATAACGTGGTATTTTAAAACTAAATGTAGAAGATTCATTTAATCGTAATTCTCGTTGTCCGTCATAATCAATTCGAAACTTTTGTAATCCAAAATTCGTGTATTTGCTATAGGTAACATTAAAAAAGGTTTTGGTAGGGTTTCCAGTTAAAATTACATTATTATTACCAACTGATACAATATTTAGTAATCCACCTGCCATTTACTATTAAGTTATATAATACCATTATATTTGTTCGTTAATAAAATATAAATTTCTAACAATATTGTAAATGAAATATTATCAATGGATTTTCCTTATATTGGCTATTATATTAATGCTATACGTCCATT